ACATCAAACTCAGGTGCAGTAACAATTGATGCTGGAACTGCAACTGGAACCGCAGGAACTATCACAATTGGTGGAACAAATGCTTCTGGTCTAACAATTGGTAGATCTGCTGTGACAACTACAATTAATGGAACAACATCACATTCAGGTGCTGTATTTATGACAGGTGGAATTACTTATCTTTATCAGCCTGCAATTACAACAATATCTACAACAGGTGCATCAACATTAACTATTGCACAGTTGCTTACAGAAATTGTTAACTATACAGGATCAAATACTGCAACATTTACTCTTCCAACAGGAACACTTATGGATGGTGGAGTATCTGGAATTGTTAATAACGTATCATTTGATTGGAGCATTGTTAATACAGTTGCTTTTGCTATAACAATGTCTGCAGGATCTTCTCATACTTATGTAGGAAATACTACAGTAGCAGCTAGCGTTTCTGCAAGATTTAGATCTGTTCGTACAGGAACAACAACTTGGGTTACTTACAGACTTAGTTAATAGGAATATAAATGTCATATAAAGAAGCGGTACTAAGAGATAACCCCTTATCATTCTGGCCTTTAGACGGTCAATCAGCAGCTAGAACCTATTCTTATTTATCCTTGTTGTATTCAACGTATCAAGCTTATCTAAATGCTGAATCAACTTATGCTCAAGAAGCAGGAACTCAAATTCAAGATGTATCAAACTATGGTAATCATGGAGCATTTACAGTAGGTTCTCCAAATTTTCAGGATGTAACTACACTTATAGCACATTCAAGTTTTGATACCAGCATAAATGGTTGTTTAATAACTTCAAATATTGGCATATCAATTAATAATGCTTATGGACCAAATGGTGGGTATGGAGGGGTATTTCAAGAAGGCTATGAGTATAGATCTTTTGGTATAGAGTTTTGGCTATTAATGCCACAAGCTCAAAATTATACGTGCAATATAATAAATCTCAAATCAGCATCTGGCACCAGAATGCAAATCTATACTAATAATGATTTTATTTATTTTACTCTTTATTTTTCAGGTGGATTAAGTGTTACAACTAAAAAGCAAATATACTCATGGGATTCTCCACTGCACGTTTTTGTGTCTGTAAAAGATATGGTTGTGAATGTATATGTAAATGGTTTAACAGATGAATCAGTTTCTATTCCCTCAAATTATCAATTTTATTCAGATTCTTCAAGTACTTTTAATGTAGGTCCTGCAAGTAATAATTCATACTTTACTATAAATGGTTTGGCTTTTTATGACAGGTCTTTATCTGCAAATGAAATTAGAAATCATATGTTTTGGGCACATAAAGATTCAAATCCAACATTATATTCAAATCAAACAGATGTATCTCACTTTTCATTTGATAATAATGATGGTCAACTTGTTTTTTCAAAACAATTTAATAGTAATAATATTTACAGTGAAGGAATTTTTTCAAATGTTGTCACTGATAAAACAGGCATCACATTAGCAAATACAACAGTTCCATATTCAACTGTAGGCACCTGGGTTTATAGCCTAGCTGTTGGATCATATCCAAACTTTACTGGGGTTGAAATATCTTGGGATTCTGGTTCATATACAAATATGTCTGCAACAAGCTTGATTGTAAGCCGTTATGCTACTGTTTCTGTTTCTTATGATAATGGTTTAAGTTATTATAATGTTTCAAATGGAAAAACTTTTCCTTATTTCTTGTCCAACTACGGATCAAGTTTTGCAGGTCAATGTTTAATTAAAGTAACTCTTTATTCAGCAGATACTTCGGCGGGACCACAAACAAGAATTGATAATTTAAATGTAAATGTTTATTCAGATATAACTAAAGTCTCAGATTCAGGCTTATTTAAAATATCTCCAGCTTCAAGCACAACTTATATGATTAAGAAGGATACTACAGATATTCTTTCAAGATCTAGAAATCTAGGTGTTCGTTTTTCTGCACAAGACCCAGGATCCAAATCTGGATATGCTGTAATATCTCCAACTTCATCTTCTTCATATCAAACAATAGAGTTTTGGATGGAATATGATGGTAAAGGCTCGGCGGTATTAGATACCGATCTTTCTGGTACTGCAGATTTATATATAGACTCTTCAAATGTTTTGCAAAATTCAATTTCAGGATCAACTTTATATGTCAACGGTATAAGTAGAAACTCATCTCCTATTACACTGACAAATGGAGAAATATATCATGTGGCTTTGGTATACCCAAGCTCAAGATCATCTAACATACTTATAAATGGCTCTTATGATGCATCTAAGCTTCCATCAGAAGCCACATATGGCTATATAAGCATTTATCCAAATGCTTTGGGTTTAACTGAAGTTCAAAATAGATATTTATCTTTTGTTGCCATTAATACCTCAGTAGCTTATGATTCAGTCACCTCTGTAGGATCAGTTCTTGAATACTCTGGTACATTTTCTCAAATAAACAATGGTCAACCAATAAGTTTCCATACTCATGCACAATAAAATGGCAGTCTAATGTTCAGTTTTGAATAGTTTGATGGTATTATTGGCATATGGGTAAAATGAAAGTAACACCAATTGATGAGGTAAACTGGGGAGTTTACGCCTGGCAAATGCCTGATGAATCATTGGTTATGGATGACGAGGGCGGATATCTAAGTATTCCGTCTATGAAAGGCGATATACGCCAAATTAAAAAGCTGAAAGATGCAGCAAAATACTATGGTTTAGAAGAAGGACATCCTATTTTTTTTGCGGGACACAGAGCAATTGATGATGAAGAGTTACAAATTCAACAACAGAGATTAGAGTTAGGTCTTGTTCCAGATGTTATGGATACTCCTGCAATGCTTGAATATTATAAAGAAATGAAGGAGATGAAAATTGACTAATTTAACTGTTGTTGATGCTGATGATGAAGCAGAAGGTACTATTACAGTCAAGCTTGGAACACAGCATACTGTAGAACAAGAATTTGATGATCCCTTTAATGCAAGATGGGATGATATCAAAAAGGCAGAAGGGTTAAGTCCTAATTTCCGTCGTCAAGTAAATCGTATTGAAAAGTCATTTACAGGTGTAGATGATGCTAAATCTAAAAAGCTTGATCCGCTTGATCTGACTGGCTATTCTCTTTTTCAAATTGTTCAGCCACCATACAATGTTCTATACTTAGCACAACTTTATGATATTTCTCCATATCATCACTCTGCTGTAAATGCTAAGGCAGCAAACGTCATTGGATTAGGCTATAAGTTTGATAATACTTGGGCAACATCTTCAAAGATTGAAGCTGTTATGGAAACTCCAAAAAAGCTTGATAAATTACGTTCAAAAATTGAAGGGATGAAAGAAGAACTTCGTACCTTCTTAGAATCTCTTAACTCAGATGATTCATTTACAGAAACAATGAAAAAGATTTATGTTGACTTAGAATCAACTGGTAATGGATATCTTGAAGTTGGTCGTACATCAACTGGTAAGATTGGTTATATTGGACACATTCCAGCAACAACTATGCGTATCCGTCGTCACCGTGATGGCTTTGTGCAAGTTGTATATAATCGTTATACATTTTTTAGAAATTTTGGAGACACAGAAACTCCAGATCAAATCGGTACAGATCCACAGCCAAACGAAGTAATTCACTTTAAGATTTTTACACCATCAAATACATATTATGGTGTACCAGATATTTTGTCTGCAAAAAATGCAGTTGCAGGTGACGAATTTGCACAACGCTTCAACTTAGATTATTTTGAAAATAAAGCTGTTCCAAGATATATCATTGTTGTTAAAGGTGCAAAGCTTACCGCTGATGCAGAGCGTAAATTGCTTGAATTTTTTCAAACAGGACTCAAGGGTAGAAACCATAGAACACTTTACATTCCTCTCCCATCTGATGGAGAGCAAGGTCGTGTAGAGTTTGAGATGAAGCCTGTAGAGGCGGGAGTTCAAGATTCTTCATTTAAGAACTACGCAGTAGAAAATAGAGATCGTATTCTTATTGCTCACCGTGTTCCAATTTCAAAGATAGGTATGCCACAAGGCGTTTCTTTGGCAAATGCTAAAGATGCTGATAAGACATTTAAAGAACAAGTTTGTCGTCCACGTCAAGAAGAGCTTGAGTTTAAAATTAATCTTATTATAAGAGAGCTTACAGACGCTTTTGTACTACGATTTAATGAACTTGCATTGACAGATGAAGAAACTCAGTCAAGAATTGATGATCGTTATATTAAAGATCAAGTTATTGTTCCTAATGAAATTCGTGCTCGTAAGGGACTTGCTCCCCTTCCAGGAGGTGATGCTGTTGTTGTTTTAAATCCTAAAGCAATGCAAGATGCAGCATCAGATGCAAGTGGTAACAAAACTCGTGATCAAAATAGAACAATAAATGCTCCTGATAAAATGGGAACCGCTCGGAACGCAAAGGGCGAGGGTCCACAAGAAGGTAACTAAAAAATGGCAACAGCATTAGACGTACTAAATGTTGCAAGGATGCAGATAGGCTTTCATGAAGGTGTAAGCAATGAAAATCCATATGGTGACTGGTACGGAGTTCCTAATGCTCCATATTGTGCAATGGGCGTGTCTTGGTGTTTTGCTCAAGTAGGTTTATCACATTTAATTGCTGCACAAACCCCTAAAGGATTTTCTTATAATCCTGCAGCACTGCCTTGGTTCCAGCGTCAAGGATTAGTAGTTAATAAAATGTCTATGCAAATGGGCGATTTGGTTTTCTACGATTGGAACTCCGATGGCGTTGTAGACCATGTAGAAATATGTGAAGCAGCAAGTCCTGGAGGATTTACAACAATTGGTTTTAATACTGGTAGTCCTAATGATCCTACAAAAGAAGGATGCTGGAGAGTTCACAGAAATTATCTTTTTGTAATGGCAGTTGTAAGACCAAAATATCCTGTTCCTTTAAAACCAACAACATCTATTGCTACAAGTAAAAAAGCAACAGCGGGTGTAGCAGTAGGTGCCACAGCACTGACTGGGGGTATGCTAGTGACACACCCTGGAACAACAAATGGAACTACTGTTACTTCTCCAAGTACAACAGTTTTTGTAGCTCCTCCATTTCCTTCTTCTCAAACTTCATTTGCAGTAGGTCAAACAAATGATGCTGTATGGACAGTTCAAAAGGCTTTAGAAAAAGCAGGTCTCTTACCAAAGGTATATGACACTGGAACTATGAATATCCAAACAGAAACAGCACTAGTTAAATATGAAAAGAAACAAGGTGTTACTGTAGCAAAGAATACTATACCTCAGATAATTTATGATGAATTAAAAGGCACATTATGAGTTTAAAACATCATTTTAAATTTCAAATTTTTGATGCAAAGCAGCTTATGATAGCTTCTACAGGAGCATTCAGCACCTGGGCTGCAACAGGATTTCAGCGTGATTTGCCACATATCGGGTATGTTTTGGTCGGGTTCATAACTGGAGGGCTGGTATCTCATAACTCTATGAATAGCCCTAATGTGTTGCCAGACTCTCATATTCAAACTCCTTATGTAAATAACATAAATGACGGGGATAAAGGTGTTCCAGAAAAAACTCCAGAAGCCTACCAACCAGAAGGCACAGATGTAAGAAAGGTGATAAAAATAAATAGTGGAATTATAAAATAATTTGTGAAAATTATGCGTTATTTATAAATACTGCTATTATTTATTTACATATGGATATTCA